ACCTACAACGACATTGGCGTGGCGACGACAGTGGTCACACAGAAGGGCGTTTCGCTCCAGCAGAACAGCACCATCCGCCCGCTGGTGAAACTGCGGCCTTACCGCACCTTCCAGGAGGTGGAGCAGCCGGAGGGCCTGTTCCTGATCCGCATTGACGAGAGGGGCATTACCTTCACGGAGGCGGACGGCGGCATGTGGAAGCTGGCGGCCCGCAAGACCATCAAGGCCTATCTGGAGGAAGCGCTGAAGGATATGATCGACGATGGCCGTGTGGTCGTGATGATGTAAGTAAAAAAAGCCCCGGCGGAGCTGGCACTCCGTCGGGGCGGGACTGGCACAAGCCAATCTAAGCTATCCCCATGATAGGGGAGAAAGTGAGTTTTGTCAATGAAAACAACAAAAATCGTGATCAAGAACATGTTCGGAATCCGGGATATGTCGCTGGATGGCGGCTCTGTGGAGATTTCTGGCCCCAAGGGCAGCGGGAAAACCTCGGTGCTGGATTCCATCCGGTATGCCCTGACCAACCGCTCCGACCGGGATTATGTCGTACATAAAGGCGCGGACGAGGGCGAGATCATTATTGAGACGGACACCGGCCTTTCCGTTGACCGCAAGGCCATGAGCGCCAAGTCTGCCGGAACGGTGAAGGTGCGGGACGGCTCCATGCTTCAGACCCGCCCTGCGGAGTTCCTGTCGAAGATCTTCACGCCGCTCCAGCTGAACCCGGTGGAGTTCACCCAACTGTCCCGGCAGGAGAAAAACCGTGTGATTCTCTCGCTGATCGAATTTCCGTGGGACACCAACTGGATCATGGAGCAGTTCGGCGAGATCCCGCAGGGCGTGGACTACTCGAAGCACATCCTTGAGGTGCTGGCGGATATTCAGGCGGAGAATGGCATTTACTACCAGTCCCGCCAGAACCTGAACCGGGACATTCGCAACAAACAGGCATTTATCGCCGACATTGCCAGAGATATCCCGTCCGGCTATGACTTTGACCGCTGGGATAGATACCCCATCGGCGAAAAGTACCGTGAGCTGGAGCGCCTGAAGGATCGGAACAGCCGCATTGAGCGGGCCAAGACCTTCCGGGACAGCTATGACGCGAAAATGCGCGGAATCGCCGGTGAACGGGACGTGGCGCTGGCTGCCATTGACAGGGATCTGGCCCGTGAGCGCTCTGAGCTGACCGGACAGATCGAGCGGCTGCGGGCCGAGATCAGCGCAGCGCAGGAAGAACTGGGCGGTCTGGAGCGCCGGCGGGAGGATCGTGCCGCCGTTGTTCACGCCCAATATGAGACCGCCGTTGCCAAGCTGGAAAAGGACATGGGTACGGCCAGCGAATATGCGGAAGCGGCCCCGGAGGACACTTCCGTCTTGCAGCAGGAACTGGATACGGCGGAGAGCATGCGGAAGCACCTCAATGAGTACCAGCGCATGAGGGCCATGCAGCATGAGGTGGACGCGCTTACGGAGCAGTCGCAGGAGCTGACACGCAAAATCGAACTGGCGCGGGAACTGCCCGCCAAGATCCTTGAAACGGCAACGATCCCCGTTGAGGGGCTGACGGTAGAGAACGGTGTGCCGCTGATCCACGGCCTGCCCATTTCAAACCTGTCCGACGGTGAGCTGCTGGAGCTGTGCGTGGATATCACGGTCAGCAAGCCGGGACAGCTGCAAATCATCCTGATCGACGGCGCGGAGCGGCTGGACAAGGAGAGCCGGGACAAGCTCTATGCCAAGTGTAAGGCCAAGGGCTTGCAGCTGATCGCCACCCGTGTGACAGATTCCGATGTATTGGAGGTAACTGAATTATGATGACAAAAGATAATCTGCGTAAGCTGACCGGCGACGAACGTCTGGGGCAGATGCGTGATTCTGAATATCTCGGCGCTGAGGATATCGACGATGATGTGGAGCCGGTGCTGACCATTGACGCCCTGTGGAACGGTATGGTGACGCTCCAGCGCGGCAAGGAAAACAAGGATGTGCTTTCTTTCAAGGAAGAACGTGTTCCTGGCATTATGCAGGTAAGGCCGCTCATTATCAACTCCACCAACCGCAAAATGCTGCGTAAGCTGTTTGGCGATGCAAAGGCGGACACGCTGGTGGGCAAGCAGATCCAGCTTTATATTGACCACAAGGTGCGTGATCCGCAGGATGGCGGGTTTACGGATGGTATCCGTATCCGGCCCTTTAAGCCGAAAGTCAAAAAGGAAGCTCCTGTGCCGCCCTGTGCGGATTGCGGCGGCGCCATTGAAGCGGCTATGGGCAAAGATCCCCGCTGGCTGGCGGCCTACACCGCCAAGCATTACGGCGTGTCTCTGTGCGCCGCCTGCGCTCAGAAGCGCAAGGAAGCCACCGCTGCGGAGCAG